CCTGAATGAAATAAGGAGAAGGTGAGAACATGGGATACGCTATAGTTACGAGTCCTTGTGTCGGATGCAACCGTATCTTCGGTTACAACCCCCACCGGGTTCCGTCGATACGCATAAAAGGCAAGCGGGAACCTATCTGCAGAGATTGCATCGAGCGCACAAACCCGCTAAGAGAAGCCAATGGATTAGATAAGATAATCCCGCATTCGGATGCCTATGAGGGTTTTTCTGAATACGAGTTATGACCCCAGCCGTTACTCCTTGGGTTGTCTGTTTACATAGACAGCCCAACCACTGAGCAAGGCGACGCCCCCGACGAATATCAACGAGAACGCGGGAGACAACAGCCATAGACCGGCAGCGATTGTTCCGCCCCCGACCACCTGCAACATACCGGGCCATTCCTTCATACTGCCAACCACCTCACCCCCGGCCTTCCCTTAAACGTCAGCCGATTATATGCCCCGCTGATAGCGTCCACCATATCGTCATGCTCTCCTGTTGGGAACGTCTCAGCTTCATCTAGGAAATCGCCAATCCACGCACCACGTAATAACTTAACATTTCCCGCCTCTGCCTGAGAGCTTAAAGGGCCAGCTCTGACTTCCTTACTCCCCGACACCTTATCGGCATAAAATGGAAATGACTGAAGAATCCTTCGCCTATAATGGTCTATCATGGCAACTCCTGACGCTCCGGGTTCCTGTTCCATAACTACCGTTACTTCCGGGGTGTCCAGTTCTGCCGTCAGACCAATGTGCTTCTCCACGGCCCCGGGCGAACCTCGCATACGTCTAACGTCCATGATGTAGACAATCCCATCTTCGCTCAATCCCAACAACGCCCCAGCGGTGTAGTCGGGGTCTGTTCCCCACTTAGGCTCGGTAGCTGCCATATCCCAGTATCGGATCTTATTCAACCCTACTGGCACCGCGTCCACCACTTCGAACCATTCCCGCTGGAACTTATCTCCACCGTGTCGTGCTGTCCAATCTCCATCGAGGAGTTGCCGGCGAGTAATTGGGTCTAGTTGCGATAAGCTGGCGAGGTACGCTTTCTGATCCAGATAGGGGTTATCTATAAGGGTTGCAGGGACAAATATGCGCTCGGTATCACCCTTGTTATCCACGAACCTTTGACGTACCCATTCATGGCCCACTCCCCCGGGGTTCGACGCTGAACGCATACGGAGCGGAACCGGCTGACCCTCAAGCCGGCGCAACCTGCTAAAGAGATACCGATACTGGTTTTCCCTGAACTGGGTCAATTCGTCGAACCCGATGTATTGGAACTCCGATGATTGGTATCGGTACTCGCTCCCCTGATGATCCAGATAACCGAATGTAAGACTTGCCCCAGATGGGAATATCCACCTCTTCTGGCCCCCTCTCCAATGACCACTGGACGAACGGAGCCATTCGTCAGCCCTAGACATCAACGCCCCCGGAAGAGCAAGGTCAGAGTATGTCTTGCGGAGAAGAAGAGCCGAGTAGCCCGGAACGTGGACGTATTGTAATGCAGCCATCAGTAATGCGTCGGACTTGCCACCCCCAGCTGCACCCCCATACAACGCCTCGGGTACGGTCAGGAGTAAAAACGCTAACTGTTTAGGAGTCGGCTTGTGTGGTATATAAGCTGTCCACGGAACCGTCAGGTTGGTGTCCATTGGAGTCCAGCCGGATGGCCCCAACACCTGCCAGCACTTCGAGCGCACCGGTAATGTCACCATATTCGATGTTCACCACCTCATGGGTTATGGGTATTCCGCTGCCACCATGTTCCACCTGAGTCGGGGCATCAAGCCCCATAAGTTTTCGTATATCCTGTATGGTCTGCAAAACCGTCCTTGCAGCGTTATGGTCTCCCTGCAACATAAGAGGCCAGAAGACCTGAAGGATTTTTGTCAACCGCTCTAATGTCAATGCTCTATATGAATGCGCCGGGGCTTCGAGCGTTCTGACCAGTGCCTTTTCCACCGCTGCAATCGCTCCACTATGGCCTCGGTATTGGAGCTTATCCGCTATCTCTTGCCACGTTCTGCCCGCCATCCGCAATTCGAGGGCGCGGCGTTGCTTTTGATATGCGACTATACGACGCGGGGATGTCTTGCTCTCACCCGGCACCCGGCTACCTCTTTATACTGAATCCGGCGGGGTTCTCCGCATAATCTCTGCGAATACGGATCTGCCGGCGGGTTTCCCAAGACCTTTTATATTCGGCATTTTCGAATAGCTTGGCAAAACCGGTGACGTGCTTCAGACGGATTAGCTCATCGGCCTCTAGTCCCAAATCCGCGCATATGGCCTCGTCCTTCACCCCCTTGTCCAGCATACTGAAAACCACATTTGCCATACCGCTGATCCTGTGCTTCCCTCTGGCCCGGTTGTGCCTTATGGTACTTGCCATCCGTTCGCTCTCAGTCTTCTCCAATACAACGACCGGCAAAAGACCCTTGGTCCGTTCGCGGATATTAGCATGATATTTCATAACGAGATACCGGTGATAACCGTCCACGATGATATACCGGTTTTTGGTGCTGTCGTGGTAGGTGACAACCGGTTGAGTGTAGCCGTCCATAAGTATGGAGAGGTACAGGAGCTTTAGCTCATTCGGTGCTACCACGTTGGGGTTGTAGTCGTTTTCCTCGACCGACTCCAATGGCACCCATCGCACATCGGCTACCGGGTCTTTCCAAACAAGTGGCTCCATTTCACCCCATAATATCATTACGACTGAGTTTAGCACAATAGAAGGCTCATAATGCACAGAGAGACCTCACTGAATCGACGTAGAGGCGTGTCTGGCGATGCGGGTGGGGGTTACCTTCAACCCGGCTGTTAACTTGATGTTCTGAAACGAGTTTTCCCCATTGGTCTGAAGTGCTTGACTTATCCTGTATGTTCAGGTACAATAAGAGTATGGAAAAGGGAACTAAGGAGAACGAGATGACAAAGCGGATGGTTTTCACGATGGGACTACCGGGTTCTGGGAAGTCGACGGTCGTTAACGACCGCTACGCACCCCACGGATACGCGATAATAGACCCCGACCTCTTCAAGGTCACCCACCCCGACTACGACCCGAAGGATACGAGCATCGTCCATGATTGGTCGATGGACATGGCTGAAGAAGCCTTCAAGAACGCGCTAACCACCGACGGCCTCTGGGTGGTCGATGGCACCGGTGTAAATGCCGAGCGTATGGTGCGCCGGATTAACGAAGCTAAGGCAGTTGGATACGATGTGTCCTTGGTCTATGTAAAAGTCTCGGTTGAGACCGCGCTAATCCGGAATGCAGAGCGACCTCGGTCTGTCCCTGACGCTCTGATAATTTCCAAGGCCCGGGACATAGATACGTCCTTCGCGATAATCGAACCCCACTGCGACGCGGTTCTGACCATCAAAAACGATTAGGAAAAGGAGAACTGAAATGTCAATAAAAGTCACAACCCAATACCTCGAAAACTACGGTATAGAAGAAGACGGCAATTATTGGAAATTCAAATGGGGGTCTACCTATATCGTTGGCGGGACGGACGACCGCCCAGCTAACGCGGTGGCTTTAGTCCAAGCTCGATCAGGGTACGTTAACGCCGGCTCGATAGAATTTGTCAGAGCTTGGGAACATTCTGACGAAGAACCCACGATGTGGTTCGACCCGGAGATGTCAGCTGCGGAGTTCCTAAAAGGGAACCAAGGAATACGATGTATAATTTGCCTCGGCTTACTCGTATAAAGTAGTGCTTGACTTATCCTGTATGTAGTGGTACAATAGAAGTAACAAGGAACTAAGGAGAAGGAGAACTGATATGGAAATAACGAGCAAGCGATGGAAGGCGTGGATGGAACCACGCTACGAAGAGATGGCCACGCAAATACGGGCAATGCCAGAACCAACTCCCACTCCACGGCCTCAATATGTCTTATGGATAACCGGTGGCAGAACTCTCTTCGACGGTGAGATGATCGGCCTCGCAGACCTCGATTTTGTGGAAGGGCCGAACAGCTGGAACATAGCCGTTGAAAGCATCGACGAGGCATTGGAACTCGCGCCACGAATTACAGGGTGCTACGACTTTGGCTTGGCAGAACTTGCAAATGGCGAGTACCGCGAATGGTGGGACAAGGACGGTTACCAATTAGGGGAACGAATGTATAAGGGAGAGCCTCGGAGCGATAAGTTAAAGGAGAACTGAAATGACAACGAAATCTAACGGCTGGACGCCCAAGGACATGACAAACGTCGCGCCTTGCAATGTAAACACATACCGCTGCACAGGCGACAACTGCATACTTCACCGTGACTGTCGGCTGAACGACAGGCATGAGTGCCAAGAGTGCTACAACGTACTGAGTACATAAACTAGGCGAAAAGGAGAACTGAAATGGAAGCACAGCTACACATGAAACACCGGGATATGATCGAGGTCACATATGGCCCGCAGGGAAGCGAAACCTTCATCCTCGATATAGACAACCGGAAGCATAGGTCTTGGATGTTGCGCCACCTTACGGAGTTTGATGCTCACATAGCGGAACACGGCTACACGGTCACCGATATAGACCTGCGCGGAGTTGAGGAACCGGTCTACCGGCTGTGTCCATACACCGACACCCTGCAGCTGGTCGGTACCTACCGCCTTGCTGAATGGGACTCCACCGGGAAGGGATTCTTCGGGTTTGGCTAGAGTGCTTGACTTATCCTGTATGTTCAGGTACAATAGAAGTAACTAGGAACTAAGGAGAAGGAGAACTGAAATGAACAAGGATGACAAAATAAAGGGTCATGGAAGGGCACATAAACTTTGGTGTGATAATTGCGGAGTGACTTGGCACTATCATATCGAGGGGACATTTACGTGTGGGGAATGCGGTATGTTCGGAGCAGGTGAGTATCTGCAAGTTGGGAATCATGTAATAAAAAGAGCTGAGGTCACGGTCAGAAGAAAAATCGCAAGACCCATACCGATATCGGAATATCAAGAGGCTGTCAAAATGGCAATAGAAGGATTACGAGGTGAACAGAGATGACAAATAAATTTCCCGATGTAGAACCGACCCGGAAACCATTCGAATGCCCCAACTGTGGGATAGATTGGTTGCAAGCTATGGAAATGCTCAACGCCCCGGTTGGCTCCGAGGCTTATACGATGGCTGCGTCCATCTTGAACAGGTGTAGCCGATTATGCGAGTCGTATCCCCTGTACCTCGGGACTCCACCGCTGGCTACAGTGATGGGGTATTGGAATTGAGCAATTTCTGCAAACTCCTCTGAAACCCTTGACATGTCCTCTATGTTCAGGTACAATAGAAGTAACAAGGAACTGAGGAGAGCCAAATGAAAGTACGAATAAACACCAACGAATACCTGAATACCCACGGACGGATGCCCAAGGGATACGGCGGTTGGGTCTTCTGGTTGGAGACCAACGATGGTAATGCAATCTTCCAAGGTGGAACTGGTAACTACTCCGAAATAAAGAAACTCGCGATAACCGCAGCTACGAAGCTCCGGGTCACCGCGATAACAGTTGGAAGCTAAATTTAGGAACTAAGGAAAGATGAAATGAAAATCAAGATTCAATGCAACGAGTGCGAGAAAGTCTTCGCCCGAGTGATAACATCTCGCACTTTCGAAGTCCGATGCCCAAGGTGCAAGGGATACGACGTGGAACCCTTGATATGAACCATTTGGATACTTGCGTATGTGATGAGTGTGCCGGCGGTTGCGACGAATTGCACCCCTAC